ACGCCAGCCAACAAACCAATAAAACCGCCAACAATTGTCTGGAAAGCTGGGCTAATCAACTTAAAAATTTCCGAGTTGTCCACTTTTTCATCAAACAGGCCAATCATTAAAACCGCAACCATGCCAACAACAACAACGCATAGCGTTAGGCTAACCATTAACGTCACAGCAAAAGTGAGTTTGGCTTTCATTTTTCTTTCCTGTTAAAAATCTCAAACAAACTTTTTACTTTTTCTTCCAGCACGGCGATTTTAATGTCCATCTTAGCCAACACAATGATAAGCGTTATCAGCGCCAGCAGCATGGGCCAACCCTTTGCCAGTGCTTCGAAAAACTCCATAATTACCTGTGCAGCGTGAGGCTTGCATAAACGATTGCAGACATGGAAAAAATAAGCACCCCGGCAGTCTTGATGAGGATGCCCTCAAGCCGCTTGAGCCGTGCGTTGATTTGCGCGTATCGTTCGGCGCAAACCTGTTCATGGGCTGAGAATTGTGCTTCAAGGCTCATCTTTGGCTTTCGTTACTTGCGCTTCGGCCTGCTCTTTGATTTTGACAATCAAGGGCCACACGCCTGACTTGCTGGGCAACTCGCCCAAAGTTTGCAGGACGAAGTTGATTTCGTTAACGTCGAGTTCTAGGTTCATGGTTTGCTTTCTGCTTGTACCGCTTGATATGCCGCAACCACATCCGCTGTCCATGCCGTGTTGCAATGAGCAACGACATTGGCAGGGACGCCTGTCAAGTCTTGCCCCGGTGTGAGGCTGCTGCGATGGTAGGTTTGGCTCAGTTGGACGCCATCTTCCATGATGCGTGTTGCATTGCGGTAAAGAATGATGCCGTTCTCAGTGACGGTGATTTGGTCAATGACGGTTGATTTGGTGAGTGACATTTTGATTTCCTTTTAAGTTAAGTGTCCGTCTGCATCATCCAATGCAGATATTTAAACCTGATATTCGTAACTTACAAACCAATCTGTTGCCCCTGCTGGTAGCAATGCTGAAGCTGCAAAAAACGCATATGCGGAGCCATTACTTGCGGCTTGTGCAGTGCCTGCAACTAAAGAAACATTGTCAATTAGAGAACCTGCCGTTGTAAATAATGGGGTAAAAGGCAAAGCCATAAGAACATAAGTTAACGTGTTTGGAAGCGTAACTGTTAATGTGAATTTTCCTTGAACATGAACAATATTTCCAATTTTTGTGTAACGACCTTCAGAAAAACTTGTCCCTGTTACATTAGCTCCTGCTATTGCCGCAGCATTCCAAGTCCCCTCCTCATAATCATCCAGCGTGTTGGCGTCTGACGATGCGGATTGACTTGCGGGGAATTTAATACCAATCCCGCTACTAGGAGTATTATTTCCTAGGCCAATTCCAAGATTATTTATTACCGCAGCAGTTGCTAACGTATTTCCTGTGGTTACTGTGCTTAAATAAAGTGCAGTCGATGCATTATTATTTGAATTTAGAAACGCGCCCCCAATTTGACCCATTTGGTATCTAGTTGGGCTTGCCCCAGCAATAAAATCTAACCTTAAAGCTGGGCCTGAACCATCAGCAGGAGCATTTCCAGAGGCATCATGTGTTAAAACGGCAATATCTTGTATGCCTTGGTTGTATCCAAACGTCTTTAAAACATCTAACTTTTGTGTAGGCGAACTCGTCCCAACACCCAAGTTACCGCTGCTATCCAGCGTCAAGCTGGTCGCTGGCGCACTGCCTGAGAAGCTGTACGCTGTGCCGCTTGTGCCGCCGCTTAATGTGCCCGTTGCACTCAGCGTCCCGGTGACTGCTAGGCCAACGCTTGTTGTGATTGAGGTGTTGTTAAAAGTCATTATCCGCGCAGTATTAGCAGCGTTGACAATGCCGTAACCCTCAGTCATAAACCGAATATCCAAACTTTCCTCAAATCTACCACTTGCACTCAGCGTAGTAAACGCACCTGAAGACTGTCCCGTAGCCCCGACAGTCATGCCGTTGATTGTCCCGCCAGTCAGCGTTGCACCGCTTGACACAAGCGTGTTGAGCGTAGCCGTGGACGATGCGCCGAGGGTTGTAAAGCTACCAGCCAGCGGAGTCGTTGTGCCAATCACTACGTTGTTGATTTGATTGCCGCCGCCTGAGACTGTGCCGCCCAAAGTAAAGGCTGGCATGGTTCCCACGCTGGATGGGTTACCCAATGCCGGTGTAATTAATGTTGGTGAAGTTGCAAATACAACCACGCCTGTGCCGGTTTCGTCAGTTAAAGCACTGGCAAGATTAGCAGAGGTAAATGAGCCTAATGATGTTGCATTGCCTGTGGATGTGATTGCACCAATTAAATTGGCATTGGTTGTTACGTTGCCTGCTGTCAGGCCAGCAGCCGTGCCTGTAATGTTTGTACCAATTAGGGCAGATGGTGTACCAAGATCGGGAGTAACTAAAGTAGGCGAGGTGCTAAACACCAGATTGGTTGATGTTGTGCCTGTTGCGCCAGCCGCCGTGTAGCCTGTAATGTTGTTAAACGATGCTATGCCTGCGCTAGTTGCGTTCGTACCGCCTAGGGCTACTGTGACAGGTGCGGTGAGGCTAAACGCTGTGCCGGTTAAAGTCAAGCCAGTGCTGGCGGTGTAGCTGCCTGCGCCAGCAAACTGCACAAACGTGATTGCTGTGGTGCCCAGCGTGCCGCCTGCATTTGACGTACAAACCCAACCGGTATCAGCTTGTGTGGTGCCTTGCTCAATAAAAGCAAATGCGCCAGGCACTTCCAACCAAGCGTTCATGTCGGCTGATCTTGCCCATGCTCCTGCCGCAACAACGTAAATGCCATTGTCGGCTGGCGCTGTTTGGTTTTTAACCAGGCACCTATCTGTTGCTATTAAGGCCACGCCGTCAATCGTTTGCGTGCCAGATAACGTGATATTGACTGTGGTAGCAGCTACGCATGAGGCTTTGGGATCAAGCCCCTGGGCTACGGTGTCAACATAGTCCTTGTTTGCAATATCTGTGGATGCGGATGGCGTTGTTGATATCGTGCCTGCCGTAACAGACAAATTAGCAATCGTGCCAAGGCTAGTCAATGATGAGCCGGTAACGCCTGCCGCCAGTGTGTTGCCTGTTAGAGTGCCTGCCGGTGCAATTACCGCCGCTGTTGTAACGCTGGTTGTTAAGCCTTTAGCATTGATTGTCACCACAGGAATGGCGGTGCTGCTGCCGGTTACGCCTGCTGTTGCCACTGTTGCCAGCGTGCCTGCTGCTGTGACGTTTGCAGACCCGTCAAAGCTGGGTGAGGTATAGGCTAGGTCGCCAGTGATTGCGATTGTTCTGCCGGTTGCCAGGGCGGTAGCTGTGCTGGCGTTGCCTGTTAATGCTGCTGTAACAATGCCTGCTGTAAAGTTTCCACTTGCGTCCCGAGCCACAATTGCGCTGGCGGTGTTTGCTGATGCTGCCGTAGTTGCAGAGTTGCTGACTTTTAAAGCCGTGGCAATTGTTGCCAGTTTTGTATCGTCAATGGCGGCAGATGCGTTTATGTCTGCATTGACAATTACGCCTGCGGCTATTGCAGTTGCGTTGCCAACTGACGTAATGTCGCCCGTCAGATTTGCGTTAGTAATTACTGTTGCTGCGTTTCCAACTGAGGTAACACCGCCAGTTAAATTTGCGTTGGTGACTACCGTGGTTGCATTCCCAACCGATGTAACCATCCCGGTTAAGTTTGCATTTGTGGTGACGTTTCCAGCAGTCAGGCCAGCCGCTGTGCCGGTGACGTTTGTCATCACGCCTGATGCCGGTGTTCCAAGGGCTGGCGTGACAAGTGTCGGGCTAGTGGCAAATACGGCTGCGCCTGTGCCTGTCTCGTCTGTCAGTGCTGCTGCTAGATTAACGCTAGAAGGCGTTGCAAGGAATGTGGCTATACCTGTGCCCAATCCGCTAATGCCAGTCGCTACAGGCAATCCTGTGGCATTGGTGAGCGTTCCTGATGCTGGCGTCCCAAGCACGGGTGTGACCAAAGTTGGGGAAGTAGATAGGACGGTGTTGCCAGAGCCTGTGCTTGTCGTCACTCCTGTGCCGCCGTTAGCTACGGGCAGCACGCCAGTGATATCGGCAGTAGATAGGCTGACGGAATCCCAAGATGCATTTGTGCCGTCTGTCTGCAGATACTTGTTAGCTTGGCTTGTCTGCACCGGCAGCAAAGCATTAAGGCCAGCGGTTGCCGTTGTTTGACCAGTGCCACCCAGATTAACCGGCACCGTCAACAAACTAATGGTTGAGCCAGAAATATTAATGGGCGTGGTTGCGTTGTATTGAATAACTCCTACTGGCCCAACTGTTTGCGTAGAGCCGTTGGTGTAAGTAATAAGCAGATAGTTGGCGTTGTTGATAACAACCAATGAAATGCTTGCAATGCCAACACCTGTGACGCCACGATCTAAAGTGACAGTAACATTGTTGCCATCGACGACAGTGACTTGCATATTTGCCATGATTGTTTCCCCTTAGATTTTTACAATGCCGTCTGATCGAACCAAAAACATCAGAAAAATGATGTTGTCCTCGGCAGGCGTAGGCGAGTTAGCGGGGAATGAAATCTTGATGCGTCCAGAAAAGCAAACTGGATTGGTAACGCCAATGCCAAGTTCAGCATCAGTAGTTAACAAACCCCAGGTAGAGTCATTAATCGTGACAGTAAATGAGCCTGCTGCTGTAACAATGTTGCTCACGGTTAAAGCGACTGCCGTGGGTGTTGGTGAAAAATCACCAATGTCAAACACCAGCCCGTTTCGGGTATCAATTAGATTTGTAACAGTGCGCCGCAGGATTTGGGCGTTGATGGTGACGCCGGTTAAGTCTACGGGTTGCTGGACGCCTGCTGAATCTGCTGCTGTGAGCGTCAGGTTCCAGTACGTTTGTTGGTTGTAGACTAACTCGCCAGCAATAACGGGATTGTCAAACCCCGATACCTGCGATATCGTATTCTTAGAAAATTTAGCCAAGATGTTCCCCTACTCGGGTGGTGACGCTCCCTGCTGACTCGCAGGGCTACGATTCTTGTCTTGTAATGTAATTTTACTTCATCCGCAAAGATAGATGCAAGCGATCAAGGCTGGTGTTGTTGCATCCGCAAACGTCATGGCTTGCCGTGCTTTTGCTACTGTGACGTTTCGCACAATGTTATCAGATTGCTTCATGCCCACACCAGCAACTGAACTTGTAACAATCAAGTCGCCTGCGGCAAGGTTTCCTGATTCACCACACACATACACCTGGCCTTCGCCTACAGCGTTAACTGCACAATAATTATACAAATCTTTTTCAAGATCATATTCGGGGTACATGACGGTAATGCTTGTCATTTTGCCGTCAATTTCTATCCACTCAACTTTTTCAATAAATGCCGCAGGCTGTGCATTTGCCAGCAAGCCATTATTGACAACCATTATTCCAATAGGCACTTGATTAGCAGACGCAGACATAGCCACTTCAAACAATGTGTTGCTGATATTTTTTGCAATGATTAGCTGCACATCACAAACAATGTAGCCAACTGGAATACTTGCTGCAATTGGCACCAGCACATCGTGAGCGCCGGTAAATGGCCCATAGTTAGTGCCTGCTCCATCAGCATAAAAATCATAAGCATTTGCTGCGCCAACAATGCCCGAGGTAACTGTGCCGCCGTTTGATGCTGTATTTACTCCACGCACGCCATGATTAGTGCCGCCTGTTTGTGTTGCAACGCCATAGACGCCAACACCTGTGGATGTTGATTCACCACAAACACCATTAGCTGCGCTGCCTAAACCATAAACACCAGCAGTAAATATAAAACTATTTGTCCCCGTGGTGTTGTTGCCGTAGATTGCAGCAGCTAAATTTGTGTTAATTATTGCTGCTGATGCTGGAAAAGTTGTAGCATTAGAATTAATGTACAAAGTACCTAAACTGCCGCCCGTTTCAATTATTACGCCGCCTGCTGAACTATAAACTTTTAATGAGTTTGTGGAGTTATCCATCATAACTCTTTGCCCACTTGCCGCCGTTTGTATCAATGCTCCGGTTATTGTTCCTGCTGTAATGCTTCCCAAGTCGGCGCTGATTGCAGATAAATTGCCAACTTTTAAATTTGATAAATAAGGAGTGTTCCAGATTGTTTGATTAGCAACGGGATAGTAAATGCCATCGCTTTGGAACATTGCCTGTGATGAACCAGGGGTTTGCACGGCATAGGAAAATGCAGTTGCAGACGTTGGCGAAAAACTGTTTGTGTTTGGCAAACCCGTCCCTGCAATAGTTACTGCCGAGCCTGTAACTGTTGGATTGCCTGAGTACAAAGCGTAACAAATGACTGCGCTATTGCCGGTGTTGCCTGTGGCACCTGTGGCTCCGGTAGCGCCGTTCTGGGCAATTGCCTGCACGCTGAAACCGCTTGCCCATGACACGGTTGTCGTTGTTGTCCCGGCAGGCGCTGAAATGCTGGTGCTGGCTTGCCAGAGGTAGGTTCCTGCCGTGCCAGGATTAGCCGGTATTGCCACTGTCCAGCCGTTGCCGCCTGTGTACCCTGCGTTTGATGCTGTGGCCCATGTCCATGTGCTGCTGCCGCTGGGGTTGCCTGGCGTGCTGTTTGCCCACTGGTATAGATAAACAGTTGCTGTTTGCGTGCCGACTGTGCCTGTAGGTGCCCACACTAACCCAGAACTTGTGCCGCTGATTTGCGATTGTGAGATATCGTTCGCAGCTATAAATCCAAAATAATACGTGCCTGCTGGCAGGATTAAGTTTAAAAATGTGAATGTAGTGCTTGGCGTTAATGGTGTAGATGCCGAGGAAACAAACGTATCCAGCAACGTCCACTGACTTGCAGTAGGTGATGCAAACGTAGAATAAAACAGTGTCAGTCTTGTTGTGCGTCCTATGCTTGGCGTAGTAATTTGAATGTCGAACGATGGAATCGTATCCGCTGGGCGTGATGCACTTACTACTGGTGCGCTGAGTGCCGAAAAAAAACTAGCCGAGGATAAATTGCTGTTTGGGGCTGGGCTGTATTGAGTGATTGCAACATCGTCATAAACGGCAGCGTTGTATTCTGACAGTTCTAGGCTTGCGCCAAGATTGCCATCAGGTAATGATATTTCGCTGACCTTCATTGCCCGAAATAATTTAGCACTCCACCCATAGCTGGTATTTGTAATGGACACTACATCGCCAGCGTCAATCTGTATTGCTGGATATGCTGCATTGATGCTGACAATCAAATCCTCACGGGCCTGCTCTAGCACTCGGTTTGCTAAATAGCTAACCTGCACAGACTCATTAATTAATTCAAAATTGCAAGAGAATTTATTGATTGGCTCATTAGCATAAAGCAAATTAGCAGGCGTTTCTAAATAAACCAAATCCCGCTGATCTCGGTTTAATTTGCTTGGAAATTGCGCTTCAATTTGATTGATTGAATTTGTAATGTCTGTCAAGCTAACTTTGATTTCGCCAATAATGTTGGTGTCGTCAAAAGCGTAGGATGTGCTTTCTGCTTTGTTAATGACAATTGACCATTTGCCTGACGCTGCGTTGTAGGCGTTCCACGAATCGCAGGCCAGCATGATTCGATCAATGTTAGCCAGGACATTTTGCCCAGTGTCTAGCACGCCGTTAATACGATACCTGGCCTGGGTTGCTGGGTTGCCGCTGCTGTCGGTAAAGGTGATCGTCTGATCTGCATAGGTGTTGAGTGCCGTGGCTGATGCGCTATCAATCAAAGCTGCCGCCATGCCGCCGCCGTACACTTCGTTCCGGACATAATCTGCCCACACATCACCTGGCTTAGCTGCTCCCGTGCTGTTTAGATTTTGCGTGACGTTAAAAGTGATTGGCTGTAGATTTGTTGTGCCAGCGTCTTGGCTGTAAATCAGTTTAACAATCGCAAAAGCCAGCCCGTTCATTTGCCGGGTGCCTGTCCAGCGTTCCGCTGATGCAATGTCAGAGCCGCCCATGTAAGTGCTTGGCGCTGTTCCTGTGACGTTTGTAATTACTCCAGCATCGGTGGAAGTGTACAAATTGATAAAAAGAAAGCCATTAATTTTAGTGTCAACATTTCCTGCTCCATCTGTCAAACTGATAACTTTAGTTGCATCGCTGCTATCAAAAGTAACTAGGCGGTCGCCGTAGTAAAAATTATTATTTGTTGCTGTGCCGGTGCCGGTTCCTGCACCCGTGCAAGTAAAAACAACGCCAACAGTATTTGCTGATGCACCAATTAACGTAAAGTTGGTTGAGCCTACTGTTGTGATTGTGTAAATTGTTCCAATTAAAAAACTACCGGCTGTTGACGTAGTTGTTCTGTTAAAAACAAATTGCCCATTAGGGCTAATGCTGCTAATTGCCAGCACGTAGTACATTGTTTTCTGATCTGTCGTTAGCACGGCATCGACAAATGTGCCGCCCATAAAGGCGCTGCCATAAACAATTGGAATTGAGTTTGTGGTGTTGGGTGCTACCTGTTGTCTGACGCCCTGGTCAACGGGCTGGTTTGCTGTGGGATCATTTGGCGCAAATACCCGAGAGACAACATAGCTAACGGCAAAGTTAACCGCAAAGGTGGCAACGGCATACGCTGTAGTAGCGGCTACTCCCGCACTAACCAATAATCCTGTGCCATACGCAATTAAAGTCGCTACCATTACTGCACCCTAAAGAATGTTGCTTGCATTGGCGCATAACCTCGTTTGGTGTAATCAATCCAAGTATTGTTAGCCATCACAGCGGTGACTGCTACATCAATGCGCCCGTCATCAATTAAATCTGTAGCCAAGCGATCAAATTCTTTCCAAAGCCTGCCGCCCACGGTGCCATTTCTATGCTCTGGCTTTACCCACCAGGCTAGTTCGTGCAGTTCGTAAACCTCTGGGCACCAGACGTTTGTGGTAATCAGTGCCGCAATAAAACCTCGGGATTCATTGTCGATTAGTACAAATCCCCGCCCTGCCATCATCTGCGTCATCAAGTTGGCAACGTGCGTTTCATCATGCGCCGCTGCTGCTTGTAGTGCAGGCACAGGCGTCTGCGTGCTGTAGTCCCGCATCATTTGCAGCAATGCAGGCATATCGTGTTTGTTAGCTTCACGAATCATCAATTATTCCCGCCTGCCCCTGGGCTTTCAAAAGTTGTCTGCACGTTTGAAGTATTGCTGCTAACGGTTGCGGACTGCGGTGGCTTGCCAAAGTCAAAATACGTGGCTGCAATCACTGGGACACGATCCATGCTCGTATCTCTTGGATCGACTAGGTTGCCTGGGTAGATAAAATTCCACGCCTTGGGAGTCGTTTTAATGCCTTGGATGCGGTTTTCTAGGATGGTCCGAAAGCTGGCGCAGGTTATGCCAACCGTGGCTATGCGTGTTCTTAGCTGATCGTTAAAATCCTCAGTAATTGAGCAGTTGCTGACGATGCCGGTGTACCGCTTAAAAAACTGTTGACTAGGGCTGGTAATGATTTGATTATTGCTGTCTAAGAATCCCCGCCAAACGTCAATGTTGCTGCCCTTGATATTTGCGGCAAGCACTGTGGCGACATTGGTGCCGTCTACGCCCGTCAAGGAAATTGCAAGATCGGCGCTGCTGGCTTTGATGTTTCTGTCAATTGCACTGATTGATAACAAGCTGCCTAGGTTGCTAAATGTCATGCTGTCTACAGTAATCGGCGCTGCTGCATTGCAAAAATAATAAGTTGTCGTGCTGGTGATAAGCCGTATAAATTCGGCTTGAATGATGGATGGGCTGCTCAGTGCAGCCATTGCGGTAGTCATCCTGTAATGTCCTCGATAAACACAAAATCCCCGTCCCACTGGACAAATGCGCCAGCAGTCATTGGATTAAGTGTGTAGGTTGGGCATTGTGCCGCCAGCAGATAAAACGTGCAGGCCGAGCCGACTGCGGTTAAGGTGCCTACAGTTGGCGTGCCGATTACAGGGCGGTGCAGGGTTACGCTGACTGTAGAGCCGCCGCCACGTAAAACCTCGGCTGTGACTTTGTACGGGTAAATGCCAAGCTGGAGAAAATCGCCTGCCGCAAACACTACAGTACCGGCTGAAACGCTTGGCAAGTTGCCAACTGTAATTGTTGTGGCGTTGGCTGCTGGAACTGCTGCAAGCGTTAGGGCTGCTGCCTGCCCACTGGTTAAGCCGCCCTTGTAATCATCAAACCAACTTAATAGGCTGCTGGCAAAGGTGATTGTCTCGGGCAATTGACGATCTTTGTTGTCAATCACTTGGATGATGCCACGAACCTGCGGGTAATAAAGGTAGGCGTGCGGCCTGACGGTAAATGACCAAGGTACAGATGTTAGGTATTCAGCCACCCGCACTTGGCCTGATCTGCTAACTTGCTGCCCAACAATGCGCCGGTTTTGGACGCTGATGCTTTGGCTGATTTCAAAGATGGTTTGGAAACTCATGTTTTTCCCCTGCCGAGCGATAAGTTTTTAGCGCCATATGCGTTTGCTGCCCAGACTGCTTTGCTGCTGCCCAGGATGCGATCTTCAAAAGATTTGGTGTCAATTGCTTGTATATTATAGTTGGTGATATTTGTAGAGCCGCCCATCATTGCCATTGAATGATTAGGAACAATTGCGCCTGCGCTGCGGGGCACAAACAATTCTGGCCCACGTTCACCTACTATGTATGGGCTGTTACTTTCTACCGGGCCACCGTCTGCTCTTACACCGGCTGGCATTGATGAGTATCCTGACGTACTACCGCCGGTTATTAATGACGCAGCCGATTTTGCCAGCATTGAAAACAAATTAGTTGCAGATGCTCGCAGTTGTATCGCAAGCATATCTTTGATAATTGAACCAGCAAACTTATTGAAATCTAATTCCCCTTTTCTTACAAATTCCTCAAGGCCATTTGACATATTGCTCATCAAAGAATCAAATGCTTTGCCGCCAGCCTCAAAACTGGTTTCCAGATTTTTGCCAAAACGATTCATTTTGTCTTCAAAACCTTCCATGAATCCACCTTCTTTTTGATCTTTTAATATTTGATTTTTTTGTTTAGCATATTCAATTAATTTTTCTTGATATTGAATTTCATTTAATAATGCTAACTTTTTATCATTACCTATTAATCTGGTATCAGCATTAATTGCTTTTATAGCATCTTCATGTTTAAATTGTATTTCTAGCATTTCTTTTGCTAGTTCATAATCTTCGGTTTTTATGTATCTAGATTCTTGTTCTAAAACAAACATTTGCTGCGCTCTATTTAAAGCAGTATATTCTAATTCTTGTTTTTGCCTAAGTGCTACGTTTCCTTGAACATAAAAATCACTTGCCTGCGCTTCGGCTTGTGCCGTTTCTTCTGCTAATGCAATTGCTTGTTTTGCTTCTTCTGCCATATTTTTAAATTTTAATTGTTTTCTTTTTTCTTCAGCTTCTGCATAAAATTGCTGTTCTTTTAACATATAAATATTAGAATTTAATTCTTTAAATTTATATTGTTCACTAATGTTTTTTTGATCTCTTTCTTGAGCAGCCGTTGCATTTTTTTTGTTATATTCTTGTTCTATTTTTTGTTGTTCATTTAAAAAAGCATTTGTTATAGAAAATGTATTTTCTAATCTTAAATTATCTGCTTCAAATTCTTTTTGACGTAACATATCAGCATATGTTTTTGCTTCCGCAGCGGCTTTATCAGCAGCAGCTTTTGCTTTTGGATCAATGCCTAAAGTTGTCAATCTTTTAGGTTCATCTATTTTTTGAGCATCTTTGCTTTTTTCGTTTGCTATTTGTCTTGATTCAATTACTTCCAATAATACAGCTTGCTCCTTTTTTAATGACTCAATCATCCTATCAATAGCAATATTTTCTGTTCTGCCGTTTGCCATTGCAATAGCTTTTACAGCTTGCAATTTTTCAATTTCTGCTGATATAGCATTTATTTTAATTTCTGGATCGTTGCCAGTGCCAAACCCAATAAATTTTCCAAAAATAGTAAACGACAAATTAGATATATCTAAATCTTTTAAATATTTTCCAAGTTTTAACAAAGCTGGGCCAAGTGTTTCTGTAATCAGCATGGCAATATCTCGGCCCACGCCTTTAAATAAATCAAATGCCTGTGCCGCATCTTTAATTGCTTGCTCTTGCTCAAGTGTTGCACCTTTGCCTTCCCTTAAACCTTTGGCAAAGTCCATCATGTCAACGCCTTTGGACGATTTACCAAATGCATCTGCTGCCCTGGCGCTGCGAGTTAACGAATCACCAATTCCAGCAATTGCGTCAGTTGTTTTCAGCAACAAATCTTGAGTAGACATATTCCCAATGTCTTTTAAAGATATGCCTAAATTATTAAAAATCTTTTGATTCTCAAATGAACCTTGAGCCGCTTTGTCTACAAAGTCAGTAAAGCTGGCAATCATCTTTCCAGCATTTGCACCTTTGCCGCCAGAGTTTTCTAAAGCATTTGTGAGTTTAATAATTGAGTCAATGGCAATGTCATTGGCTGCTGCTACATCAGCAATTTCGTCAGCGTATGCAACTGCTTTATAAGTGGCAACAGACAAGGCAGCACCAAGCGCCAGCACTGCATTTTTTGCTACGCCTACGGCTGCTACGGCAAATTGATCTAATTTTCTGGATGCGGCATCAATGCCCGTTACAAATTCGGCGCTGTTTAAACCAAGGGCTACACCAAGCCGAGCAATGTTAGCCATGATCAAATCTTCCTTTGCTAAAGCCTGGTGCCTGCACCATAAAAGCTAACAGGCTGTCGTTAGCCTGCGCTGCAAGCTGTTCTTTGCTGGCTGGCGGGTACAGGTAGTCATTCACTGCGCCGAGCGTGCCTGCAAGCCGGTAAGGGGCTGCGTGAGGCGGTCTGATGTAATTGAATACGCCGGTTGTCAATGTTGCAAGTTGCGCCAGCAGGCCATGATTGCCTAGCGTGCCGTCAGAATACATTGCTTGGATTTGCAGCATAGTGATTTGATCTAGGTCGCCAATTGATTTCATGGTATGCCCGTTAAAGATCATCGCCGCTGCGACTTGTTCCCTTAACGAGCCAATCAGTTTCCCCGTATCTCCTTGTAACCTGGGCTGATAACTTCACTGATCTTTTCTACTAGGGCTAACTGGACACTCAAAGGCCATTCCAGTTCGATTTCAGCGTAGGTAATGTCGTCCAAATTGTTGGCAGCGTTATCTGTCTGGAGCAGGCGCACCATTTCGGTAATCCTAGCTTCCATCATTGCCTTGTTTGTAGCGGCCTCCCGCATTGAGCGCCCAGACACGACAACATCGTTTTCTGTAAAAACCAATTCTTCGTTTTTGTGCGTCTTAAATTCGTCTAAAGATTTTGTCAATTCAGCGTAAATTTTGTCAATCGCTGCGCTGTCGGGTTTTATGATGCGGCTGTGCAAGGCATCGCTTTCGCTTACCAATGGCACTCGCACTCGGAAAGCATGGCCTCCAAGTTCAAACTTCTTGATGCGGAATTCTGCGCCTGTTCCTAGTGCGCTGGATAGTCTTGTCATAAATTTGCTTTCTTGTATTTGTCAATCCGTCTTGCCAGTATTTGGGCAAGAGTGTTTACTGTACTCTGCGATTCAGATTCTAACGCAACACGCAAATAAGAATGTTTTGGATTACGTGCGGTTCCAAATTCTTGAGCCATTGCTCTAGCATCGCTTTTTATGCCCAGTTTGGCTAATTTTTTCCCTGATGCGGTTGTCACCAGCGAGATAACGGTGTCAGTGTTGGCAATGTATTTTGATCGCTTGTCTTTGCGATTAGGGCGGCGTGCTTCTACTTGCAAACTCCGCTTGAGGCCACCAGTGTCTTCTGGTGCTTCTGCAATTGCTTTAGCCAATACTGGTTTCATGGCCTCCCGCACTGCCGGGATTAAGATTTTGCTGTTGGCTTTTTTGTCGCCAATTTCGTCAGCTAATTCTCGAAAGACTGCTTGGACACTGCCCATGCCTTCAAGTTTTATGCTGACGCTCATGTCATCCTCGGATAATATCTTTGTACATTAAGTTATTAAGTTCTACGACAAATTTCACGATCTGCTCTGGCGTCATTGTGTTGGCATGGTTGGCGGCAATTTGATGCACAAGTTGGATGCCCGTCATCTTTTGTTGGGTAAACCCAAACCAATCCTTGCGGGATTCGGCTTGAGTTACCAAAAAATTCAGCAGATCATTCGTGTTCTGTATCTTGTCGGACATTTTTTTCCAAGAGTTTTAGGCAAACATACTCCGCTGAATCTGTGTCTACCTGTGCCAACGCCTCGGCTATTTCCGGTGCGCTGACTACCTGTTGCCGTGCAAGCGCAGCTAGGTCGCCGTAACTGGCAGTCATCTCGGCCAGCACCGCATCTATTGCTGTCATACTGTATTGCTCCAGCCGTACTGATTGCCACGGGGCTGAATTGTGAAATTGACTTTCGCCTCGGCACCGGGTGCGCTGTCAATTGTCCACTGGCTAACCCTGCCGTTGAAAGCGTAATAAATCGTGTTTGTCCCATCGGTTGCAGCAATCACGTAAGTGCGATCAATAGTCCCGTTATATGCGTCTGCACGCAGCAACAACAAAACGGTATCGCTTGGATTCCATGCCGCTGTGATGCTCATGCTTGTCGGTGCTGATTGCACTGGAATTTTGTCAGATTGACGGGAGCCAGCAACCATGAAGGACGCCACGGCATCATCTTGCCCAAAAGCCGGGATTGCTTCAACGGGCACCAGATTACCGCTGATTGCAAGCGGAGAAATGCTACCCAAAACGCTTAAGTTCGCCGTAGTAATAGGCGTAGGCGTTGCGCTGGGTTGAGCGTACAAGGTGGCCGAAAAGCCGGGTAATACTTTTGTCGGGAGAGCCATGATAAGTTCCTTTGTTTAGAGGGTAAAAAATTTATTGTCTTATCAGGTTGGTATATCTAATGTGCAGTCTAAGATTACTTGTCCGAGTTTCTCATCATTGTCGAATGTGTTGTACAGCCATTGCACATCAGCCTTGCTGATCTGGATGCCGTAGGTTGCACCGCCAAACAATCCGCTGTAGCCGTGGAGCGATTGTAGTATCTGATTGCTGATTGTAAAACCGTCTTCAATCACTTGCGTGAAAATACTGATTTGAAATACTGGCGTATCAATGCCTTTGACAGTTTGATAAATGCCGGTGTAGACCGGCTGATGAATGTTTCTAAGCATCCAAGTTACAAATTTTGGTTCGGTAGCAAAGTTACGGTTAAACGTAGCATAGACAGGCACAGGCGTGACAATAGTTGTCAATGCCGCTTGGATAGCCCTGGCATACGTAACTGGGTTTTGTTGTGCCGTCATGTCGCAGTTACCGGATCATTGCGGTACGCCATTATCAAAACGCTCATGCGATCATCTGATTCTTGCACATCATTAATGCGCCAATCTTGCGTCCTGTACGTGATGCTAAACAAATGCTGGGCGTTGGCTATTGTTTGCATATGCGGCGTGTAGTTCAAACGAAACCGCACTAGGTTATCGTACAGCCGATATTTTTCTGAGATTTTTAAATTGTTGCCTACCGCCGACACTGTTGCTCGGGTGTCAAACCATTTTGTCGTGGTTGTGGTTTGCTCACCAAAAGCCGTTAGGCTGAAGGTTAGATTGTTGATTGCAATGTTTTCAAAACGTGCAATCGCCATTACATAACCAATTCTTTGTACGGGCGCAGCAAAGTGTCTACGCCAAACGGGATATTTTTTAACGATGCCTCAGTGCTGTTGCTGCGCTGGTTGTAAAGGTGCGTAAGCAGCAGCAGGCCAGCCTGTTTAATGGCAGGATACGTTTGTAGCGGGTTAGCGGCGGTGGTGTAGTTAACAACAATCGGGTTTGCCATGTCGCTTGTGATTGTGGGCAGGCTAGTCAGGATAACCCGGTTGCCGCTGGCATCGTAGTAATAAGTTGATGCTGTTAGCAAGGTAAGGGTTGGCGGTGCGCTGTTGTTGTAGTAGCCAACCGAATTGATTGTTAGCCCTGCCTGCGAAGGATATAGATTTTGACTGACTTCGGGCAAATCTAGCGCCATTGGTGCGGTGATGGTTCCCTGTGCGCCGTACCAAACCCGATACGTCATAGAAAATATGGACATTCCCAAATAATCTTCAATGGCAAACCTAGTCGCCAGTTCTAGGCTGCTTAGATAGTCATCTTGGCTTTCATCGTCAAACAGATTTAGCTGCTGGGTAATTTCATCCAGCGTTAACCAGGGCGTTACTACATCCCGATTTAACTGCTCAACTTTTGAGTAATTAAACGGGTTGCGGGTTGCCCCACCTTGTGCGCCAAGGATTTCGCTGGACATTGTTAGACTCCAACCAAGCGCACGCCTGCAAACGGATCACGCACAGTAGACACCATTCGGCGCTCGGCGTACAGAGTAATAAACCCTGGTGCGCTTTGCTCCATTGCTTGCACAGTCATTTCCTCAACATCTGCAATGGTTACAAACCGGGGCCAGTTGGCAAGATACATTGTAAATTTGCCAGCCGCAACGGTTTCCATGTTTGGATTTGCGATTACAGGCCAGCCAAAAATATTGTTTACTGCGCCGCCATCATCATCACCAGTTTCTGCCAACAATCGGCTGGCGTTACCGCTGCTTGCTGCTTTAAGCTGACGCAAGTCGTGGATTGTGTCTGGGTGCATCATCCAAGCGCAGCCGGGCAGATTCCAATATTGTGCTGGAAAACTTTTAGCCATGTTGACCAAATCATCGTACACAATTGCAGCGCCGTTTTGCGATACCGTCAATATTGTGTGGATGCCGTCTGTAATTGCTGTGCCAGATGAACCATAAGCGGCTGCGCTGCTGCTGGTGGTGTAGTAATTTAGCCCACGCAATCCATTTGTGCTTCCTGTGCTTGTTGTGCTAGAGCCGGTTTGATCGTTGTTTAAGATCATGCTTGCACCTTCCAACTGTGCAAATTCAAGCATCATGTCTTCAACCAGTGTTTCATTCAAATAGTTAATGTCTGACATTACCGCTGTTCGCACGGGCAAGCTGGCGCTGACTACTCGGGTTGGCAATTGCCAAATGCTGGTAGCAATGTTGGGTGAACCAGTGTTTGGAGTTGCAGCGTAAAGCCAAGGGTTAGTAGAGTTTGCAGCGTTACCTGTCTTGGCAACAAATTGAACGCTAGAGCCAGCCGCAGGAATTACCCTAGACAATTCTCGGATTGGATTTGCAAAACGCAGTGCAGCAAAAGCGTTGTCAAAGAATGTGCGCCCACCAATTCCGTTTCCAGAGCCGGTGAGGGCAGAGGCTTCGGTTAAATCAATTTTGACTGCATGGCCTTCGTGCAGCGTTTTTTTAATGCCCGACAAAATGCGTGCTGTAGTCATTTGATTTTCCCGAATGGTTAAAAAAGGCAGGGAGAGTCCAACCCCCCCCTGCTAATGGCAACTTAAGTCGCTGTGCCGGTGGAGCGATAACGAATAATGGCGTTCGGATCACGGATGCTGGTTGCCAGCCGTTTTTCGCCATAAAACGTAATTGATCCTGGGGTTGTCTGGTCGTAGCGGCGCATTACCATGTCCATCCGATCAATAATGCTGTGTCCAAGCTGCCAATTGCCAAAGTACATTGGATACATGGATGTGGTGCCTGCGCTGCCGGTAGTTGCTTGGCTTGGGTTGTCAAGATATTTATTCATCACGACATTAAAGCCCAACAGTTGCCCAATAATGCCGTCTGGATTCAGCGATTCCATTGAGTTGAAAATTGGGCGTCCATTGGTGTCTTGCAGGCCACGAATAGCTTGCGCCAGCACAGGGTTGACCATAAAACAGGCGCTAGTCGTCCAGTATTGCTGTGGCAATGCGTAGCAAAGATTGATAACGTCTTTGTACGTTATTGCATTTGCGCCAACAGTATTGACGTTGCTAGTCAATTGATCGTAGGTTGCAATACTGTGCAGGCCGGTAGCACT